GGAACAACTGGATTGGGTTCGTGATCCACCATGCGCCGGGGCCGATGCTTGCCGTCCTGCCAACGGTGGAGATGGCCAAACGCACCTCGCGAGGGCGGCTTGATCCACTGATCGCGGACAGCCCGGCTTTGCGCGAAAGGGTCAATCCAGCCCGGTCGCGGGATGCTGGCAACTCGATGCTGTCCAAAGAATTCCCCGGCGGCATCCTGGTGCTGACCGGTGCCAACAGCGCCACTGGCCTTCGCTCGATGCCCGCGCGCTACATCTTTCTGGACGAGGTTGACGCCTATCCGGCCTCGGCCGACGAAGAAGGCGATCCGGTCACGCTGGCCGAAGCACGGACCACGACCTTCTCTCACCGCCGCAAGGTGTTCATGGTCTCGACCCCGACAATCCGGGGTCTGAGCCGGATCGAGCGGGAGTTCGAGGCCAGTGATCAGCGGCGGTATTTTGTGCCCTGCCCGCATTGCGGGGCGATGCAGTGGCTGCAGTTTGATCGGCTGCGCTGGGCGAAGGGCCAACCGGAAACCGCCGCCTACCATTGCGAAGGGTGCGAAAACCCCATCGCCGAGCATCACAAGACGGCAATGCTGGCGCAGGGAGAATGGCGACCGACGGCGACCTCGGTCGATCCGCACTCCATCGGTTTCCACATCTCGGCGCTCTATTCGCCGATGGGCTGGAAAAGCTGGGCGCAGATCGCGCGGGACTGGCTGGCGGCCCAAGGCTCGGACGAGATGCTGCGCGCGGCGCGCAACACGCTGTTGGGCGAAACATGGGTGGAGTCAGGTGATGCGCCGGAATGGCAACGGCTGGCGGATCGCCGCGAGGTGTTCGCCGCGACCGTGCCGCACCTTGGCCTGTTCCTGACTGCCGGGGCGGATGTGCAAAAGGACCGGATCGAAGTTGACGTCTGGGCTTGGGGCCGGGGTTTGGAGTCCTGGCTGGTCGAGCACATCGTCATTGCGGGTGGGCCAGAGGATCCTGCCGCCTGGGACAAGTTGACCGTACTTCTCGGCCGGACATGGACCCACGAAAGCGGTGCCGTCATGCAGCTGTCGAAACTTGCCATCGACACCGGTTATGAGGCCCCGGCAGTTTACGCTTGGTCGCGCGCCGCTGGTTACGCGCAGGTGACGCCCATAAAAGGGGTTGAAAGCTTCAACCGCTCGACCCCGGTATCGGGGCCGACCTTTGTCGACGCCACAATCGGCGGCAAACGTCTGCGCCGGGGTGCCCGGCTCTGGACCATCGCCGTGTCGACCTTCAAGGCGGAAACCTACCGCTTTCTGCGGCTGGAACGTCCGAGTGATGAAGATAGGGCGCTGGGCGTTTGCGATCCGGCTGGCACGATGCACCTGCCCAACTGGGCCGACACCGAATGGCTGAAACAGCTGGTGGCCGAGCAGATGGTCACGGTCCGCAACAAACGCGGCTTCGGGCATCAGGAATGGCAAAAGATGCGCGAGCGGAACGAATCGCTGGACTGCCGGGTCTATGCCAGAGCGGCAGCTTGGATCCTCGGAGCTGACCGCTGGGATGAGGCCACCTGGCGGTCGCTGGAAAGCCAAGCTGGCGTGGAAACCAAAGAACAGGTTGTGGCGGTGGTGATCGAACAGACCGCGCCGACCGCTGGAGCCGTGCTGACACCGCGCCGTCGCCGTTCTGGCGCGGTGATCCCGAAATACATGAGGTAGCGACAATGACTCTCGCAGAAATGCAGGCGCTGCTCAGTGCCCTGCTGGGCATGCGCTTCGGTGGCGTGCGACAGGTCACCTATGACGGTCGGCAGATCAGCTATGGCTCGGACGCGGAACTTGCCACCGCGATCTCGGATCTGGAACGGCGCATCGCAGCCGCCGACACCACTGTCACGCGCTCGCGAGTGTCCCGGCCCTTCGCTTCGAAGGATCTGTGATCATGGCCCAAGCGAACTGGCGGAACCGCCTCGGCGCATGGGTCGGCGGCTTCGGCGTGCCGGGTGGCTTTGACGCCACCTCCGGCCAGCGCCGGTTGAAGGGTTTTGTCACCTCGCGTGCCCACGTGAATGCGCTGATCGCGGCCTCGGGACCAGAGATGAACGCCCGGGCGCGCTGGCTGGTGCGCAACAATGGCTATGCCGCCAATGCCATAGAAAGCTGGGCGGCGAACACGGTCGGCGATGGCATCAGCCCGAACTCCACCATCTCGCAGGCGTCCCGCAAAGATGCGGTGCAGCGGCTCTGGCTGGCCTGGACCGACGACGCCGATGCCGAAGGACTGACCGATTTCTACGGATTGCAGCGCCGCGCAGCCCGCGAGGTGTTTATGACCGGTGAAGTCTTTTTGCGCTTCAGGCCGCGCCGCCCGGAGGATGGATTGGTGGTGCCGCTCCAAGTGCAAATGCTGCCGTCCGAAATGCTGCCCCTCAATCACAACGCTGACGACGGCAACAGCAATGTCATCCGTCAGGGCATCGAGTTCGACCGCGTCGGCCGCCGCGTGGCGTTTCACTTTCTGCGCCGCCATCCGGGTGACAGCACGGATCCGGGGTTGGCGGGCGAGACGGTCCGCGTTCCAGCCCCCGAGGTTTTGCACATTATTGACCCGGTGGAAGCTGGGCAGCTGCGCGGCGTGTCGCGTTTCGCGCCAGCCATCGTGAAGCTGTTCTTGCTCGACCAATATGACGACGCCGAGTTGGACCGCAAAAAGGTGGCGGCGATGTATGCGATGTTCGTCACCTCGCCCGCTCCGGACAACCCCCTTGCTCCACCCGATGAGGAATACGAGGTGGCACCCGGCCAAGTGGTGCGGCTCGACCCCGGCGAGGATGTGACCGTCAGTGCCCCGGCCGATTCAGGGTCCACATACGAGCCGTTCCAGTACCGGACCCTGCTGCAAATCTCGGCCGCGCTGGGCATCCCCTACGGCTATCTCAGCAATGACGGCGCCAAGGGCAACTTCTCGAACTCGCGTCTGTCGCTGATCGAATTCCGCCGCAGGGTTTCGGCCTGGCAGCATTCGGTGATGGTGTTCCAAATGTGCCGCCCGGTCTGGGCGCGGTTCATGGACACCGCCGTATTGTCCGGAGGTCTGAAACTGCCGGGATATGACCGCCGCCGCGCCGAATATCTCGCCTGCAACTGGCTGCCGACGAAATGGGATTGGGTCGATCCCTTGAAGGATGCCAACGCCGAGATTGCCCAGATCGAAGCGGGACTGAAATCCCGCACCCAAGCCATCGCCGAGCGCGGCTATGACGCCGAGCAGGTCGACGCGGAAATTGCCCGCGAACGCGACCGGGAAAAGCGGCTGGGCCTCGACTTCCGCCGCCCTGGATCGCCTGCGCAGGCACCGGGCGGTGGCGATCAAAATGCTGACGACGAGAACGCGACCAAACAGGATGCGTCGGATCCCGACCATGACCCGACCCAAGACACTGCCCCATAGGAGACGAGACGATGTTCCATGCGCAGATCTCCCAAAGGGCGTTCAACACGCCCCTGTTGGTCGAGCCGTCCAAGGCCATGGCATTCCTGTCCGGACTGGGGCCCCGCATCACCGGACGTCAGTTGCGCATGACAGGTCTTGAGGTGTCGCCGGACGATATGGCTCATGCGGCGCTGCCTGCCCGCGCCGGGATCCTGACCCATGATCTCGCCGACCAATATCAACGGGATGGCCAGACGCCCTTTGCGATGCTCAACCGCGTGGCCGTCATCGAAGTCTGTGGCGTGCTGGTGCATCGCGGGGCCTGGATCGGGCAATCCTCGGGACAGACATCCTATGAAGGCATCGCCGCGCAGGTGGCGGCTGCCGCGTCCGATCCTTCGGTGCGTGGCATCGCGCTGGAGATCGACAGCTTCGGTGGTGAGGTGGCGGGCGTGTTCGATCTGGCTGACGCAATTCGCGCCGCGCGATCAGCCAAACCGGTCTGGGCCTTCGTTGCTGAACACGCTTTCTCGGCGGGCTATGCGCTGGCCTCACAGGCCGACAGGATCATCCTGCCGCGCACCGGGGCGGTCGGCAGCATCGGCGTGGTCGTAATGCATGCCGATCTGAGCGGCCAGTTGTCGGACGCGGGCGTGACCATCACGCTGATCCATTCCGGCACGCACAAAGTCGACGGCAATCCTTACGCGCCTTTACCCGTCCCCGTCCGCGCCCGCATTCAGGGCGAGATCGACAGCATCCGCACTCTGTTTGCACAGACCGTGGCTGCTGGTCGCGGTCGCAGCCTGACCGCAGCCGCAGCTCTGGCCACCGAAGCCGAATGCTATCGCGGTGCGGATGCAGTCGCGGCCGGGTTGGCCGATGAAGTGTCCGACCCAGCATCCGCATTTGCCGCCTTCGTCGCTGCCGTGAACGGGCGCGGCACGATCCGAAGCGCTGGGCCGGGAAGCCCCGCGCTATCCCAACTTTCCAAGGAGTCGATCATGAAACTCAACGCAACCACCGCGACCGAAGTCCCTGCACCCGATGAAACGGAGAGCCAAGCGGCACCAGCGCCCGTCGAGCCGTCGCCCGCCCCGGCCGCTCCGCCCACACCTGTTCCGAGCGAGGCCGCGACTTCCGTGGCCCTCGTCCGAGCTGAAGCGGCGGAACTGGCCACCATTGGGGCGCAGGCATCGCGCTTGGGTGTGACCATCGATGTGGCAGATGCCGTTCAGAAAGGCATCGCCCCTGACGCGCTGCGCGCCTCCGTCCTGAACCAGCTGGCCGCGCGCAGCGATGCCGCTGCCATCGCCGTGGTGCCGCCGCCGAAATCCGCCGCACCGCAAAGCCCGATCATGGCCGCCGCGCAGGCTGCCGCCGCCAAGGCGGGCAAGTCCGCGTAATTCCACAAAACCCCCAAAGGAACTGATCCATGCCCACGCTCACCCAACTCCCGCTTCATGGCGATCTCGTCAAATATGTGCTTGAGCCGAACTTCAACTTTGAATCGGTTGTCCTGCTGACCGCGCCAACC